GAGCAACTCTAAACCATCTGTATAAGTCGTAATCCAATCTTTACGAGAAGCCACGTCATCATCAAAATCAGACAACAAATCTGCTGCAATAGACGAAAGCTCCCCATCATCTAGGAGTTCAGCTAAATTCTCATCAAAATCTTCTTCGCTTTCACCTTTTGGGTCAAAGTCAATCTCCATCCCACCCATTGCAATATGCAAACTTTCTGGGTCGTCAATTTCAATCTCGATGTCAGGCTCATCGCCGCCGAGTAAGGACTCAAGTCCTAGTGGTGCTTGGTTTAGGCTTTTATCAAACATTTAGTTTCTCTGCTGTTGTTAGTAATATGCATTGCGCCGTGATGACCGCCCTCTAAACTCTCGCTCTGGTTCTGGTTCATCTAAATTAGTTGAAATAAACCCGCCTTTTCTAAACCTCGCCATCGCCATTGACACGGTATCCACATAGTCATCGTGTTGCCCTGCGGGAAATGATGCCACCTCTTCGATAACCTCGTCCGCAAATCGTGTGTTCGGTGCCCATACTCTACCAGAGTGAAATAAGTCTGCAACCGCATTAAGCCTAGATATCTTATCGTTACCTCTTGTAGGCGTGAATTCCATCACTGGAATACCCATTGCACGTAGCTCATATATAAGTGGCGCACCAGACGCTTTCTTTTCTACGATTATACTATCAGGTTGCCAATAGTTATAGTCATCCAGCACAACTTGCTTAAGTTCAGGGAACTCATACCGCCCACGTTTCGCATCAAGCATAATAATATTAGCCTGCATCACCCCATTCTCGTTGTCTTGGTAGAACACGCCCCACACAGTACACGCACTATAGTCAGCCCGCTGTGATTTCTCAAACGCCGTATCCCAAGTCATCAATATAAAGTCTGTTGGAGGCGGGTCTTCCTTGGTCCATCTCTGCCACCACTCTCTCTTAATTATCGCACCCTCTTCAGAGGTCGGGTCTTGCTGATACTGCGCCTGCCACTTGGACACGTCAATTGCATCGCGTGTCGCTTCTAATTCCTCAAGACTCCAGAACTCAGGCCATAGCGGTTTACCCGATGGCAATATGGCAGGGAACTCTACCACTCTCCAATTCTCGTTGCCTCTCTGCATCGCCGCTTCAAGTACTTGTCCCGTCAGGTCTCTTTTTGACCAACGAGTCTGGATGATGATTATGGCTCCGCCAGGCTGGAGACGCTGACGCGGACCAGACGTGTACCACTCGTACACTTTATCGTAAATCTCAGGATTACTCGCTGCTATCGCCGCTTCTTGCTCACTGTGCGGGTCGTCAATTATCAGCAGGTCAGCACCTTTACCGGTTACTGCACCGCCTACCCCGATAGCAAAATAATCACCACCTGCACTGGTGTTCCATCTACCCGCCGCCTTTGAGTCAGACCGCAAACCCACATTAGGGAAGACTTCTTGGTACGCAGGAGAGTCTACTAAGTTACGCACCTTACGACCAAAGCCCACCGCAAGGTCAGCTGTATGCGAACACTGAATGACTTTCTTATTAGGGAATTGTCCTAAAAACCAAGCTGGTAAAAGGTACGACCCGAACTCACTCTTTGTATGACGTGGACCTAAGTTAATTATGAGTCGTCTGCACTCGCCTCTGGCTACGCGCTCAAACTCTGAGGCTATCCTTGCATGATGCCGTCCATATATAAAGTCAGGCCACACTGACTGCACAAACGCTAAAAAGTCAGTCTGTGCTTTTTCTCTCTCTTTTCTACGGATAAGCTCACGCACAAGCTCCGCTAGGCGCTCTTTATCTGATGGAGGTATGTGAGCTAACTTACTCATTCTCTACCTCTTCAAACTCCTCATCTTTAGCACCGCCTTTAAGCTCTTCATCAGATATCTGCTCGTATTGCACATCAATAGCACCAAGCTCACCACCAATAGAGTACGTGGACATCAACTCATTAAGCTCTGTCTCTAGGTCACCTGTCGGTTTATCTGCAGCAGCTACTTCTACTTTTGTCGTAAAGAGCCCAATTTCAGTTACCTTACCTAGCATCTCAACTGCCTTAATCTGAAGCTTTGGGTCTTCGTTTTCAGCAAGTTCAAACAACTTAAAAAGCACATATTGACGCATCTTGTTTGTAGAATTTGCCAATGTATAATCAAAACGCTTTAAAAGTTTGTCGAGCGCTTTCGCCGCACCGGGTGTGGTAGGTGCAGGAGGTGCATCAGGTTGTTCTAGAAATATATTTAATGCTTCATTTTTCTCTGCATAAGTTAATTGCGGTTCTGGCAAAGGGGGCATCCCCTGCGCATCTAGGAATGTGGGGTCTTTGAAGGCTTCTTTTGCGTTGAGTCTTCGTTTTGTAGCCTCACTAGGGGCGGTGTGTCCGCATACAGTGGAAAAATCAAAGGGCTCGACCTCATCAAAATCCACGAAATCATCATATTCGTCTTCTATCTGCATATTCTTTCTTTGTTATAAACATACATGAGCACATAGCTTACCCTACTTTGTAAATTTTTTGTGAAAAATTTTTTTGATGGGCGTTTATATAAGTGACGGGGGGTGTTTGTATAACCTTGTGCGTTATGTGGGATTAGGGTGATTTGGTAGAAGTGGGGTTACAACGCGTGGAATAGTATGTATATAAATCTGTGGGACTCCGAACTATATAAATGGGGGGTGGGGGTCAACCATACCTATAGTACCTACCATGTTTAAAATATGTTCGTATATGCTCGTATATGTTCGTATATGTTCGTATATGTTCGTATATGTTACCACTTGCCTATTCCGTACACTTGCACGGGATTCAAATTACATATAAAAATAATTTAAATTAAACTATTGACAACCTACCGAAACATTGATAATCTAGTCCCACGTTGTAGCAATACAACGCAATAACTTTAATTTACTTTATATATAGGATTATCACCATGAACACACAATTAAATACTAATAATGAATTGCTAACATTAAAAACAGTTAGCGACTTAACAAAATTTTTAAATGCTATCGATAAAGCCGATAACGCGGAAAAAACGCGGTTTAACGAAACGGAGAGAGCTGTCAATTTATTGAAAGTATTACGTCAACAGTATAATACGTTACAGCATGGTAATGCTACCGGCGCGGCTAACGTTGGTGAGCTGCCTAATGCAATTTATAAGCCTGTCATTCAAGGGTTATATGACAGCAAAAAACAAGTCGCGGAATTAGAAAACCGCGAATTTACACTGCAGTTTGAATCATACCGTGATTTTCAAGTTAAAGCGTTAAAGTTTTATATTGAAACCGGTGAGATATTTAACCGTAAAAAAGAAACGTTACAAGAAAAAGCCGCCGTTAAAATAGCCATTTTAGAAAAGAGAGCCGCCGCAGAAGCGAAAGCCGCAGAAGCCGCGAAAGCGAAAGCGGCGAAAGCCGCAGAAGCGAAAGCGAAAGCAGAAGCGAAAGCAGCAGAAGCGAAAGCGAAAGCAGAAGCATTGCTAATTGATGCACAAACCGCCGCAGATGCAATGGACGAGAACGGCGGTGTAGAAGAGTTTTTAATCTTAGCAGATGCACAGGAAACCGCAGAAGTAGAAGCAGAAGCAGACGCCGCAGAAGCAGAAGCAGAAGCGAAAGCAGAAGCAGAAGCGAAAGCAGAAGCGAAAGCCGCAGAAGCGAAAGCCGCAGAAGCAAAAACAAAATTAGCAGAAGCGAAAGCGAAAGCAGAAGCATTAGCGCGTGGCAAGGCAAGCAATACGAAAGTAGAACCTAGTTTAAATTTTAAAACGTCTAATTTTAGTCAAGACTGTAAAGACACAGCGTCGATGCTTTTAAACGATTTAGAAAAGGATTGCAGCGTGCCGGAATTGTTATACCTAGCCAAACTAATATTAGATAAGTATAACAAGTAATTATGCTACATGAAGCCCCCGAAAGGGGGCTTTTTTACGCCTAAAATTTAGCAATTCCGTGCACGTGTACGGAATCAAACCGTCGAAAGACGGTATTTTTTACCTAAAATTTAGCGAATACCTAAAATAATTTAATGACCGCCGCACAAAATGCGGTCATTTTGATACCTGTTTCCGTTTAAGACGGTGAGCTACGCGATTGATTATGGTCGCGCGTGGGTGTTAAAAATGATACCTGTTTCCGTTTAAGACGGTGAGCTACGCGATTGATTTTAATTTACCTACGTTAACTTCGGTTCTTCTGTAATATGCTCTTTTCTGTGCGAGATGACATTTGTGTTACAATTACGCTTAGTTTACCAAACTTACTTTAAAAAAGTTAAAAGTTACACCTAGTTTACGTCGATTCGAATTCCCGTTCTGCAGAAATTTTGCAAAGTCCGTTTCTAGGAAAAGTTTTTTCGTGCACCTAAAATGCAAGGGTTCTAGTCTTTACTACTACTACTACTACTATTTATTTAATAATATATATAAGAAAAAAATATATATATTTTCGTGTATTTTTGCCCCTGTGATATACGTTGTATGGTTGTAATTATAAAAATATTTTCGCCTCCTCTCGCTCTCTCTCAAAATTTCAAATAAATATAACTGCACATAACACTTTCTTCTACACGCCGCGCCCTATATACGCTAAAAAAACTTAATCAGCGCCCGTAAATTACTTACCCCCTTGCGTTTCGGGAATTCGGAGTGTAAAATGACCTTAAATCCTCCCTTTTTACCAAAAAAACAACAAAAATCCCATGAAAACAACAGACCTAGCAAAACAAGCAAAAATACCCTATGCAACCATGAGAATTGCCCTACTCGAAGCCAACCGACTCAACCGCCTCCACCACAAAGACTTCCTAGCATACTCTCGTGCAATAAACAATACCCCCAACAAATTAGAAATCCGCCGAGCGGAAAAAGAAAAAGCCCACCTCGCGCAGGTAGCTCTTCGAGATAAAACCAATGCAGTCTATGACGAGTTGTATGCAATGACCCACTACGAGTACGAGGTAGAACATAAAAAAACATTAGGGGTTATCACCATAGTAAAACCTTTTGTTAAAAAAACCCTAGATGCTTTAATGCAGGCACACGCGCCCGTAAAAGACGCCAAGCCACGAGAACCACTAACACAGGCATACCTACACCTAAAGCTCGCCTATGACCCCGATGCGGGTGAAATAACCTATAATGAAGGCTCTCGTGCAGACAAAAGTGCAATCTACACCCATGCAAAACCTAAAAAACCTAGAGCGCAACGCCTAGACCTCAATAGATTGCCGCTAAGAGCCAAGAACAACCCACCCCTACACAAAGGATGGCATACGTACACAACGGACGGCTATGCCCTATTAGACGATGATGTAAGAGCACAGTGCATCAAACGCTACTACTTAGAGCGCAACCCAGACAAGACATCCATCCATGCAACCATTAGAAAAGCCTATTATATTAGAGAGCGCGTGATGCACCCGCGTGTAAGCCTAAATAACACGACATACAGCCCACAAGCCATTGCCTATCTCTACATGGGCGCAGGAGGGCGGTTTGATTACACAGGCGGGCTAGATAACATCCAGCGCATACAAGAAGAAGTCCTGTGCGAACCTTACGGCATACGCAACATAAGTCCAAAGACAAATAAAACCTGTGCATATCCATGCAGGGACGGTAATCCACTCAACTATAAATGGGAGAACATAAAGCCAGAGCCAGTGAACTCGGCAACACTAACAAGAGTACCAACACAAGCATCCAAGAGCCCTAACCCGTGCACGAGTACGGAATCAAAGCCAAGACGCTGGACGGTGAGCACAGAGCGTAACATACGCATAGAACATAATACCTACACGGTGCATGGCATGGGGCGTGGGAATAAAGTCACCGTGTGCCACACATGGGAGGATGCAGTCACCGTATTTAACATACAGTTAAAGAGAATAAAAGGACACAAGCAAACACTACGCAACGGTAACATCATGATAACGGAGATAAAGAGATGAGCAAAGATAACAAAGCACGAGATGCACTCAAAGAACTAGGTATTAGCTTAGAGAAGACAATAAACTGGACTAAGGCAACTAAAGAGCAGATGAATGTCATAGCGTGTACACGCAGTAAGAACAGCTCAGTGGAGAATATAGAGGGTGATGCAGACCATGTGTACATCCCTGTGTGCGGAAATATAGAGGTTAAGACGTTTTTGGAAGTGAACCGAGAAGAGATGGAGATGATGTGGACAAACGAGAAGGTCGAAGGGGCGGAGGATGCGTACGCTACGTTATATATGAAACACATCCCGTTCGGTGGGACTGCTGAGATAGCATGGACGATAGAGCTGTTGCGTGACTTGGTATCACCGTATTACTTAGTGAGGCTTGGGCGGATGCAAGGCACACTGAACTCTATGAAGATGACAACAGAGCAGATGCAAGCGGCGTTTATTTTGCAACCTGTGTTTGCTGAGGTATCGAACTTGCTGGTGTGCAGACACTTCCCGCATTTAATATTAAACCAGTATAACAAGGCGATAACTGTTCTTAGATAAGACGGTGAGTGGTCAAAAAATAAGGGGTTGACAACCGAAGTTAACTAGCGTATAATATTACCCAGAAGTCGAGAAATGCCCCATCCAGAGGTGGGCTAAAACGCTGGAGGGTAGAGGAGTGACGCCTATATAGTTTGTAATCCTTAGTTGCTGGCTCTACCACTTAATCCGTACTTGTGTACGGAATCAAACACATAACAGGAGATACACATGAAAATTAGAATAAACAAAAAACAACTGATGCAAGGCGTCAAGTTCGATTACATAGTGGTAAATAAACCAGACGTGGGGAAAAAGATTAAGTTTTATTATTCAGGCAACTTGTTTATTATTATTGACCACTATGATAATAATACATTCTACACATTTAACGACTACGAGTCGTTTAGAAAAAAAGTAAATGAAATTATAGAAAACTGGTAAACCCTATATAAATCAAACACTTGACACAGCCTACCAATAGGCGTATAATATTTCACAGTAGTAAAGAGTCATCCCCTCAAGGGATTGCAGTAATTGAATCGGGGTGCAATGCACCTTAAACACAGACCGAAACATAAGGAATTACCATGAACGCAGTTCACATCACACAGGGCAGAGGCAAGATGGCTGGCATACAGTCAATCAACACACCCACCACAACAAACGAGTTTTGCCTCAGTATGCGTAAGGTTAAGGCTAATGCAATATGTAAAAAGTGTTATGCCTTCAGATACGAGTCGTATCGTCCATCGCTGGTTGAGGCAATCAAGCGTAACTTATTCTTAGCCGAGCGTAGCCTAGAGATAGGTGAGATACCTAGATTTAGTGAAGAGATAGTACGCTTTGACAGCTACGGTGAATTGATTAACCTAATCCACTTTGTTAACTTTATGTACATAGCGGCGGCTAACCCGCAAACCATCTTTACACTGTGGACTAAGCGGCTCGACATCGTGCAAGAAGCACTGCTCACACGCAGTAAGCCCGACAATATGATACTGATATACAGTTCACCAGTAGTGGGCAAACAAGCTGTGCTACCTGCTGGCTTTGACAAAGTCTTCACGTCATACACTAAAAATACTACCGCTGACATTAACTGTCACGGCTCATGTAACACCTGTCGTTTGTGCTACTCACACAACGATACAACACACATCCACGAGATTATTAAGTAATCCGTACACAAGTACGGAATCAAACAGGAGAACATCATGGCAATCTCAAACAGTGCAATGCTCTGCACTTTAAACATCTCAATCTGGACAGCTCGCAAGCTCGACAAGAAAGTATCTCAAGACGTAGATACAGCGAACAGCACAATGACAAAGGCAGGTAACTACCACAAGAACCTGCTGGCGGGTGACGACTCACTTGCCAAGATACAAAAGATTGCAGGTGAGGCTCGCTCATACCACTCACGGTACACATCACCGTGGAATGACAACGGGCAACGCTTATTAACTACTGCTTACTTCCTTGAATACAAACGTACGATGGGTGATTACGA